ATGAAACGGACACTGCTCGCCCTGGCCGCAGGCTCACTACTTCTGACTGGATGCTCGAGCGACACCGGTAACGAACCAGCCCCCACAACCGAGACCACGGTACGGGCTGAGCCGGATACGGGAACCGCCACAACGTCCGCGGCCGCGCCGGCCAATCCAGCGCTCGGCGTGAGAGACCCACGCTGCGTTCCTGCCGACCCGGCGCTTGTATCGTTCATCCAAACCGGGTTCACAGACTCGACCCTCACGCTGACCAACGGGACGGCCATCGTCGACGGCGATCTGACCTTCGTCGGGGCCACGACCCTCGGCAGCGGCGGGAAGATGGAGAACCGTTCCGACGTCTGGATCGTGCGGGAGAGCCTCCCCTACTCCTCGTCGGGTGGAGCACGCAACGAGACCGAATGGCCCACTGCGAGTTCCGCACTCAACATCTCGCCGGGAGATGAGCGAGTTCAGGCGGTGGACTCGTGCGTGGTTGCCATCACGACCGGACGCTGAACACGGGCCCCACCTACTCCTTCACCGCGCGGGCAGCCTCCCGCTGCTTGCGCTCGAACTCACGGATGGCCTGCCACTCGTCGATCGTCTGCGGTAGCCATCCCTGATTGCGGCCGACCATCGCGTCCGGCTCGGGCAGCATGCGCTTCTTGTCGTACCCCTTGATCGTGTCGAGGGTGAGGCCGAGACGGTCGGCGATTTCGCCGCGTGACAAATAGATGATCATTTTCGCCCAATCAATTTCAGAAGACAAAGCCTGGTTACCTATAGACGATACCACCCTTAAGGGTCTACGTCAACACTTAAGGGGGTACGGGTTCGGGGGGCCGAAGCCCTCCCCCTCAGGCCGCTGCCAGCCAGGGGCAGAGGACGTAGGTGGTGAAGTTGGAGGTCTCGTCCAGCCACTCGGCGACAGTCTCGATGTCGATGTACTCCGGCTCCCAGCCCTCCTCGGCGGCTTCCCGGTCCTGCTCCTTGTTGTAGCGGGTGACGTTCTTGAGGGTGGCTCTGATGTCGAAGTCGCGGGGGCTGTGGCCGGCTGCGGTGATGATGTCGGTGAGTGCCTGGGCGGTGATCTCCGTGTTTGTCATGTTTATAGTCTAACCCCTTAAGGGTGTATCCGCAACCCTAAATACAAATTCTTTTTCTGCCAATTTAAGTTGACGCATACCCCCTTATGGGGTATCGTCTATAGGTAACCGGGCTTCATCTTTTTCATTCGAACGCAGAAAAGCGCCCCCACCTCATCGCGAGGTGGGGGCGCTTCGTTTCCTGCAGACGCGTCAGAGCGTCTTGGTGCCGTCGTCGTTGGCTGTGGTCGGGTAGACCGATGCCGGGTCGGTAGCGGGCACCTCGGCCGTCTCTGCGGCTACCTCGGCGGTCTCGCCGGGCGCGGCAGCGTCGGTGCCCTCCCCCGCAATCTCGGGCTCGACGGCCGGAGAGGGATCGACGAACTCGATCGGTGCCGGGTTCTCGGCCTCCGGGTCGACGAGCTTGGCGAAGGCGTCGGCGATGACCTTCGCCTCGTTCTTGACGCGCAGCACGCCGGTCAGGTCGATCGCCGTGTGGCCGGCCGCCAGCTGCTCCTCGAGCTGGACGATCTCAGCCTCCAGCGCGTCGGTGTTGTCGGCCTGCGCCTTCACTCCGGCCGCGACGAGATCGAGGGTGAGGTCGAGTTCTTCCACTGCTGCGTCAAGATCCTTCTGACTTGCCATGCTTGCCTCCTGATTGGTGATGATGTCGACAGCCCAGGGCGGGGTGCCGAGTAAGCGCCATAGCCACTGCATGGCGGTCCTCCCTCTTGGTGGGGGAATGAGAGAACCCCCGGACCGTGTGGTCTCGGGGGTTCAGTGAGGTGGGAATATCTGCGGATCAGTCCCGCTGAGTTTCTTTGGGCTGGATCAGTCCCAGAGTCCATCCATCGACGGAGCTGAGTTTCCCTCTCCAGCTACCCAAGTCGATTCGAGACATCCCATTTGGAATGATGGCGGCATTGTTGAGGTGGATGTACGAGGGGCCAGGTTGATCTTCGCGAGCGGAGTCGGCGTTCCGGGTCCCACCTTCTCGGTCCCTGTACGTCTGCGCGAAAACGGCGAACGTGACGCCAGGCCATTCGTTGGAGTCTTTGCCCGCCGCTTCGAGAGTCGAGTTCAAACCCTCGAAGTAGGTGCGACCTGAGACGATCGTTCCAGTGACAATTGCTCCCGATGTAGTCAGCGTGACGCCAGCGGTCGCTCCCTCGCCGACAGCGTTGATCATCTCAACGAGCTGCGCCAGGCTTGGATCTGTGCCGGGTTCGAAGAAGTCGATTGCATCGTTCTGAGCGGGGTTAGTCATCAATCTCGTCCAATCGGAGTCACGAAACTGCAGGGCCGTTGCTGATCATGCCCTGGTGGTCCGACACAAAGTCGGACTATCGACATGACGGCTAGGTATCAGTCGGTGGGTACGCCTACCGTCTGGCAGATGGAGCTCTACCGGCGCGGTGATCGGTGGTCAGAACCGGCGCCGAAATTCTGCCCCCGCGGGCACCGGCTCGGCCCGGGCCGAGTGCTCGTCGGGTCGCAGGTCTGCTCGTGCGAGGTCCACCACCACCGGACTCACGCCTGCCGGGAGTGTGACGCGGTGACCTACACGCCGCCGATGGCCGCCGAGTGCACCGACTCCAGCTTCGACGGGCGCGCGCGGTAGCTACTCGACGACGGCTTCCTTGTGGATGATGAGGTCGTCGGAGCCGTTGTAGCGGTAGGCCCGACGTCCGTCCGGGAGCAACACCCATCCGGCCTGCCCCTCGTCAGTGGGCGGGGTGAATACGGTCTCGTCAGTCATTCATCCAGTATCCCGCGACCCACGATGCGACTACTCCTTACGGTTGTCCAGGACCGTCCGCAGGATGGCTTCTGTGCGGTCAGCGTCGATCTTCGTTCCGGAGTATTCGAGAGCGAGTGCCGCGTGCAAGCGACTTCGGACAGGGTCTTCGGTCGGAATCTCATCGGCCAGGCGCAGTGCCTCGTCGAACTGGCGATCGGCACGGAGCTTGTCGAAGAAGTCGGCCAACAGGGCTCGACTGCGGTTCGACATCGAGAAGAAGAGCGCTGACACTGCCTCTACGACCACGCCGGCCACCAGCTGTATGCCCGCCGACCCGGCTGAATCGAATCCACCAATCGCAACCGTTATCACTGCGACGGCTATCAAAATAAATCCCACCACTGCGGCACCGATCGCGAAGGTGAAGCTCAGTTGCGACTGCGCAAGGCTCCGAGAATGATACTCGCTCATCAGCGCCCAGTGATCGTGCTTTGGCGTCTGCTCGATTGACGGTTTGTCGTCTGCGACATCCGAAGTGGTCGAACTTGACTCCGGGTTGCCACCGTCGATCGAGCGAGATTCGAGCGAGCTCCGTATTTCCAGCGACCGCCGTTCGAGTCTCGTATCCCCAAGCCGCATGACGCCCACAATCGCAACCGAAGCCGCGAAGATTCCGATCATGACAGCGAAGATGGGAAGAAGGTAGGACAGAGTCACCCTCGAATGATGCCTTACGCGACACTTGTTTCTCGCTTGTACGCCCGATCGGGCAGGCGTCGTTCGGGCGAATGACTCGGAAAGTTTTTGCCGACCGAACGGGCATGATTCAACCGTGACCGCCTCACTGCCGGACCGAATAGAGCAAATCCGCCGCAAGCTGCGCCGAGCCGGTCGCTTCTACGATGAGCTCGAACGCGAGGTATCGGCCTACGACACCGATCCGGACAGGCTCGTCGTGCTCTCTCCGCCACGGGCCCCGGGCCAATTCCTTCCACCCGCAATCCTGAATATCCGCAAGCCACCCGATCCGGAGTGGGAAGTCACTCTCGGCATCATCAGCGGCCTTGTCCGTTCTGCGCTCGACCAGATTGTCGCTGCGGCTGTGGTGCACGGCGGTGGCTCCGCCGCCGCTCACCGTGGCGGCTTCCCCATTTACGCCGACTCCGCGCAGTACGCGCAGAACAGGAACAAGAGCCTTCGTGGGGTGGACGAATCCATCCGGATCGAGATCGACTCTCATCAACCGTTCACAGCTCACGACCCACAGAGCCACCCGCTACGCATCCTCAATGCCCTGTGCAATGGCGACAAACACCGTGACGGGCATCCCGTCCTCACACTGAGTCGCGGAACCGCATTGACGGTCCGGTCGCCCCTCCGGCAGGAGATAAGACTGTTTGCGACCGACTTCGAGGCTGCCGAGGCGGACAAGGGGCACGCTCCAGTCCTTACAGACGGGACCGACCTCTCAACAATCGTTCCTGAATCCGCGATCGAATCGATAGCCTGGCAGCTCGAGATGGAAGGCTGGCTCGACGAGGGTGGTCTCATCGTGTCCGTCCATCTGGTCGCAGGCATCTGTTTCGGAACCGAAATGGTGCGGCTTCCGCAGTTGAAAGAGTCAATGGCCTACGTCGAGCAAGTGATCGAAACCATCGCCAGTCGACTGACCTAGGCCAGTGCCATCAGCGGTCGGTACACCGTGTGCGAGTGAAGGTAGCCATCACCGATGTAGACCTCGCCCGTGATCTGCGACGTAAAGGTCTGCACCAACTGCAACGGCTGTCCGATACCTGGGAGCATGAACAGGCCTGATCTGTTGCCGCCACCGGAGTTGTCGTTCGCGATGCAGTAATAGATGCCCGTTGCCGGGTCTACCGCGCCGAAGAAAGCCTTGTCGTACCAACGGTCGCCCTCGATCGTCGCCGTGACCGTCGCGTTCGTGTTGTTGTTCACGCTCATCGTCGCCTGGGTGGCCGACTGGACGCTCACGATGTAGCGACCCTCGCCCACGTTCGGGTGCTTGATCTGACGCCCGACATCGGCCGCGGTGAATGCTGCGGTCGGAGAGTTGATCACCGCCGAGCCAGATGTGATCGCTAGATCCGTGACGGTGCGTGCCGCTGCGCCCGCGGGTACCGGCATCTCGTAGTGGAAAGACGGCCCTGCTGCGAGCGGTTTGCGGGCGGTTCGGTCCATGACGAACGCCGTGCATGTGGCCCCGTCTGCGGCGAAGTAGACCCAGTCCCGCAGGAAACTGATCTGAACTGCCTGCCAGTTCGAGTCGAGCAAGTCCCATGAACCGGCCGCGCCGTAGTTGACCGAGCGGAAGATGCGCGCGCCGCTGTCGCCGACCGTCATCCACACATGCCCAGGGTTGTACGGGTCGGGCTTGATCGCGTGCACGTGACGGACGATGCCTGCCGGGGTCACGTCCTCGAACACGCCGGTCCCCGTCGGCGCGCGGTACACCTTTGCGGACGGGGACGGGTTCGCGTAGTCGGCGGCGTAGACGTACGAGTCGTCACCATCGAGAGTGCAGGCGAACAGACCGCCGTTGAGGCTCATCGTCAGCAGCGGGGCCGACCAGGTGTAGACGCCGGTCAGGGATGGTGCGGCGCGCCAGACCTTGAATCGGTTGTCAGAGTTGTCTTTCGCGCCGATCCAGATGTATCCGCCGGCACGCAGCACTTTGACGACGTTCGCGGCCGACACGTTCGCGGGGACGTTGCAGTCCGTCCAAGTCGCACCGTGATCGAGCGAGAACCCGAACAAGGTCGACACGCCCCACACGATGTGGTCGACCACGTCGTACCCCTTGGCCTGTCGAGCACTGCCGCTAGCTTTTGCCATCGGCGGTGTCGTGCCACCGATGAGGGTCTTAGTGGTGAATCGTTTGCGTGCATCGGCCTTGGCCATGCCGAGGGTTACGGGGTCCATGTCAGCTCGCAATCCCGGTCAGGTTGCCCGACCCGTCGTAGGTGTAGGTGCGAGTGACGCCCGCCCGTGCGTCCGTGGCAACTGAGCCATCGGCGTTGTAGGTGTACGTCGTCGTGACGCTGTTCTCTGTGACGGTCTGGACGTTCCCCGAGCCGTCGTAGGTGATGCCCGTCGTCGGGAAGGCAGGCGCGGAGACCGGGGCCCAGAGGGCGCGCTCGGTGGCGTCATAGTTCTGTCGAGCAGTGCCGTTGACGATGCGCGAGATGGACCCGCCGTACGGCGAGGGAGCGGTACGGATCGTGCCCGCTGTGACGACTTCACCGGCCTGCCAGAGGGGAACATAAGTCTGGTCAGCTTCCTCCTTGGTGAGCCCTCCCCCGCCGCCGCTCGGCGGGTTGAGCACGAGGTACGCCTCGACGGCCGCGCCCACGACGACGTCGGGAGTGCCGGCCGGAATCCCGAGCGCCGCCGCGATCAGAGTCGAGAGCGTCGGGGTGCCCGATGCTGGGACCGTGAACGCGAACTCGCGACCGCTGAGCATCACCGACGCGGGGCCCGGCTGGAGGTCGACGGTGATGACGCCGTTGACCGGGTTCACGACCTGGACGTCCTCGGTCACAAGGTTCGTCCCGGCCGTGCGCACCGCTGGCGAGGTGAAATGTACTGGCGTGACGCGGGATACGCCCGCGATGTTGGTGAGCTTCTGGGTGACGACGGTCATCGGATCTCCTATTCGTCCATCTCTGGGGGCCGCACGGGCACATCGATATTGCCGTCGATCAGCAGCCGCACGAGTCGAGCGACGTATTGACGCAGAACGAACACCAACCTGTCGCGCTTGGTGAGTTCGGCGACCACCTCAGCGACCCGCGCATTGGCTCGTTCATCAACTTCGGCTGCACGAGCGTTTGCTCTTCCTTCGTTTTCCCGAGCCTCGTCACGCTGCTTGATTGCCAACGCAAGATCGTCGAGGTGGTTGTTCTTTCGAGTCGTCAGTACGCCGACGATGATCGCGCCGATACTGGCGATGACGCCGCCGATAGCAGCAATCACACTCGGGTCGTTCATCAGCGATGACCCCTATCCCTGCACCCGATCGCGATGCAAATATGCAGTAGGCCAACGAATGTCGCGTACGTTCCGTGCACGACAGGGACAGGGGGTTCGGTGAGAATCGCAGAGATCAGAATGCATGAGCCGTACAGCACACTGATCCCGGCTGCCGCGATGTGCGCGTTGACGAATCCCTTACCTCGGATAGCCACCACGATCAGCGCCAGGGCGGTGCCGAAGAACGCGACGGTCCAGAGTGGCCCGATGGATTCGATGTACGCGACTGCCGACACCTGCCCCGGCAGGAGCGGTCGCCGAACCAGCGTCTCGGGAAACGTGGGCAGGTAGAGCACACCGACGGTTGCCTGCATGATCCCCGACGTCGCGGCAGTCAGCCGCGTGCCGAGCATCAGTCGGCCCGGTGCTCACCGCGGTTGCCGAAGTACGGTCCGGCTTCGCGCGCGCGATCGAGGATCTCCTGCACATAGGGAGTCACTGTTTGACGCAGCATGGACTCGGCCTGAGAGGACAGCTCACCGACAACCGCCTCGGCGGCATCCTTGACACCGTCGACGTAGGCGAGACGTTCCGACTTCTCCGCTTTTGCCATCGGTGTGACCAGTCGTCGCGCCCACTCGGTTGCTCCCCAGCCGCCGAGCAGGAACACGACGCCGAGGATGATCTGCACGACCGAATCGGAGAGGTAGCCCTGCCGCACGATCCAGCCGGAAGCCAGGATGATGAACGGATACAGCCGGTTTCGCAGCGGCTCGTCGGTGCGCAGTCGAGCGAGGAATGTCAAACCGTACGCGGCCAGTCGCCGCAGCGCGGTCACTTCTCCACCGTCGGATCTGCGATCTTGTTCGCGGCCAGGAGCGCATCGAGCTTCTTCTCGATCCGGTCGTTCTGTGCGATCGCGAAGTTGTTCTGGAAGATCACGCGCGCCACGCCATCGACGAGGCTGCGCCGGGGCGCGGTGTGATCCCCGAGCTGCTCCCAACCCTTACCGTCGGGGCCAAGGAGCTGCGTCTGGACATCTGCTGCATTTGCCATGTCATCCTCCTGAGGAAGTAGCGCGTCGCCGAGTGCGAGCGCGCGGTAGTAGAACTTGCGGCGATCGTCGATGCCGTTCTGCCCGCCGTTGACGGCGCGTGTGGCACCGATCAGGTCGCGGTTGTCCGCGTAGGCGTTCATGTTTCGGGCGACGGTCCAATACCAGACGGCTCCAAGGAATCCGAACTCGTCGCCAGCAAGTGTGTTCGGGTCATCTACGAAGTACGTCGGCGTTGGCACGAAGCCTTTCGAGTACGCCCACTCCGAGACTTTCGTGTGGTTGTAGCGGCCGGTGATCTGAATCGGGCCATGCCCCTTGAATCGCTTCCCGTCGCCCGGCTGCGTATTTCCGAGATCCGCGCGACCCTCGTATGCGGATCCGGACGCGATCTCCTGCATGTGCAGCAGCCCGCCGGACTCGTGGCCGATTTGGCTGCACCACATCGTGACCCGGAGAACCGATGTGCATCCAGCTTGAATCAGTGCCCTATTGAAGGCCGGTGCGAGTTCCTCGTAGCGTTCCATCGAGACGCGGTTGTCCATCGCTCGAGCGAGTGTCTGTGCGTCCATCAGCGCGGCCCCATGAACTGTTCGAGGTTCTCGTCCCACGCGGCCGACTCGTCAGGTGGCTGTTCGCCAGGGCTGAGCGCCTCACCGAGCCAGCGCAAAGGATCGACGCAGCCCGGCCGAGAGCCGCCGTTCGCCTGGACCCATGTGCGCTCGTAGCACTCGAGGTGGAGATGCGGATCAACGCCGCCGTTCGAGCCGCGAGGACCACCGTCCGGGTTGATACGAGCGATACGTTGCCCACCCGTCACGACGTCGCCGACTCGGCATTCGGGGATCACGTGTCCGTAGACGGAGAACCCGCCTCCAGCCTCGACAGGGTGGTCGATACGCACCCACTGACCAAAGCCCGACGCGGGCCCGGCAGAGACGACAGTGCCCGCAGAGCAGGCGAACACGGGAAGTCCACCCGAGCCGCCTTCCCGGCCGAAGTCGACGCCCCAGTGCCAGCCTGGGTATGGGTTGGTGCGGTACCCGAACGTGCTGTACACGCTAAATCCGCGCTCCATCGGGAAATACCTCATGAGCCCTCCTGTGCTGGTCGGTTCAGGCGTGCCGCGACTCGGCCGGAAAGGGTTGCCGCGCGGGCCATGAGCGTCCCCGGCTCGGGATTGAGCAGGAACGTCAGATTGAGGAACGCCACCGCGCCGTCGAGGCCGTGCTCGCGGACGTAGTTCTCGGCGTGATCGACGCGAACCAAGTACATCGGCCAGTGCGTGTGCGCCTGCAGTTGCTCCAGTTCGTCGGCGGTTGGCACGACGATTTCGGTGGTGCGATCCTCGTTCATGATCCAGACCGCGTCGGGGTGACTGTCGTCGGCGAGCAGCTCGAGGAACTGCTCGCGAGTGACCTTCATGCTCATGCTGCAGGGGCCTCCGCTTCTGTGATGTCGCCCTCGAACCAATCCATGACTCGGGGCGAGTTCTGGAACGGTGTGCGCTCGAAACCGAGAGCGCCGTAGCGTCGCTGAGGGCCATACGGGACCGCTGAGTTTGGGACGTCGGTACGGACGATCTCCACGCCGTTATGAAAGACGAGCACGCGGTCCGGATAAAACACCTCGTCGACCCATTCGCCTTGCTGGGCCTGTATCGAATCGGTGAGCGCAATCGTGCGCGGGACTGGCGTGACCCAATTGGTGAACGTCTGACTGGCCACGGTCTGCAGACCGATCAACCCCTGCCTCCACACGACGCAGAGCCCCGTTGAACGATTCTGCGTGCACCGGAAGTACATGCGCGAGAACGCAACTTGATTCTTCGTCGGGTCTGGCAGGGTACCAATCCTCAAACCATGCAACTGGTAGTCCGTGGTCAGAGGCCTCGCGTATGTCATTGCAGAGAGACCGTCGCTGGTGCTCGTGTAGCCGACCTCATTCGATCGGATTCCGATCGAGAGATTCGAGCCCCAGTAGCCGCCAACGCCGAAAGCGTTCGAGTCCGCGCGGTCGAAGTTGTCGTCCCAGTAGCGTTTCGGCTGCTCGACGATGATGTTGTTACCGACCGCCACGTACGGGACGAAGCCCTGTGTCCACGTCACTGACGATTCTGCAATCGAATCCGGTGACACAGTTCCGGCAGCAACAGCGGACGATGCCCGTATGTGCCGAGGGTAGAAACCTGCGGGCGGTTCGATAACGGCATAGTCCGCACCGAGGATGGTGACGCTGCCATTGGCGCGGAACCTGACGGCAATGATGGATCCTGCCTCGACGATCGCGTCATCGAACGTCGTCGGCGTAGCTGTGTACGTCGCAGATACGAGGAGTCCAGCGAGGTTCGGGGACTCGGCGGTCAGCGCCGTCATATCCCCAGTCGGAGCCATCAGGTACACGCGGGTCCGCAGATCGGTCGGAGTCCCTCGGGCGTAGAAGTTGAGCCCCGACAGCGGGGTATCCATCGGAATCACGATGAACGCAAACCACTGCTCGGTTTGCAGCATCGTCCGCTCGGTCACGCTGGTGGTCAGCGTCTTCGTACCGAGATTCTCCGAGTCGGTTCTGGACGCCGCCGTGGTCCCGTTGTTTTCGCCGTGGCTATGCGATCCGAGAACGACAGTGCTGGCCTGCTTCTCCATCGCCTGAGACCACGGAATCGACGGCCACTCCGTACGATTCAACGCCGTCCACAAAGGCGTCGGAGACTTGATGTCGAACACAGTCCGTAGCTGGATGATCTCCGTCTTGACGTTGACCACTGTCTGCGCGGCACCGTTCGCGGTGTTGATCGCCGTGGTGGCTTTGGTGTCGGCGCTGTTCGCCTTGTTCCGGATCCCCAGGATGCCGCCGATGAAGTCCGCTGCCGCACCGACGATTCCGAAGATTCCCTGCGTCAGAAATCCGAGGAATCCCCCACTTCCCCAGAGGTTGTTCTGCCCCTTCCCGTACGCGAGCACCGCAGGGTTCTTGAGTCGGCTCCGAATCCCAGCCTCGGTCTCCAGGCTCCCGAACTTCTCACCGTCGTTGACGACATACGCGTCGTCGGGTGGGGGCTGATTCGGATACGACACTTAGACCCCCCGGTGCTTGTTCAGGATCTGCTGTCGCGGCTTCCCTGAGGCCATCTCGGCGGCGATGACGCGTCGCTTCTCAGCGGCCGAGCACGCCATCAGGTATCCGTTGACGGTGCTCGGAGAATGATCGCGGGGATTGAACAGCTCCCCGTTGATCTCGGACGCGGTATCGACCGGTTCCGGCTCCTGGCCGGGGACGATTCCGAGATACCGGAGCTGCTCGGCGTGGATCAGGTTCTCGTCGACGGTGAACTTCGACAGATCGGCCGTCTCGAACTTGTCCCGCTCGGGTTCGTCCCGGCCGATCCAGTCCGACGTACCGTTGAGGTAGTGATCGGGGCCCCGATACGGCGTGACGAGCTTGATGACGCGCAGCTCGTCGTGGTACCGCAGGCCTCCGTCGTACCAACGCTGCGACCATTGCTTGCGCATATCCGGCGGTGGCGTGAAATTCTGCACCGCAGTGAAGGGCAGCTCGACCATGAGCGGCTGAAACATCTGCTCGGGATCGTTCATGTCGACGTTGTCGAACGTGGGCAGTCTGGCCATGTGAATATTCCTCTCAGAGAACGCGGTTCGATGGAGCAGAGGTGGTTACAGAACGCCGAGCTGCTGGAGCATCGCGAAGAACTCCTGCAGATCCTGGAATGCACGCAAGATCGGGTCTTCGTGCTGGCGTTCGCCGATCTGGATCGTCCAGGTGCAGGCGTCGTCGCGTGACCATGCGAGCGTCAGCTCGGCAACGCGCTCGACGAAGATGCGTCCGGCCGGCATCCCGAGGATCGTGAAGCCGACACGGTCGCCGAGGAAGAAATCACCGAAACCCTGGGCACCCACACGCCACGGCGAGTTGTCCTCGACGGTGAGCGTGCAGCGATTGACCTCACGCGACTCGTACATCGACGCGCGCTGCGCGAGGACGTAGCCGATCGTGTAGGCCCGGTCTGCACCCTCGGCCCACTTCTCCTTCTTGTGCGACCAACCCGAACGTTGTGCTCTCGCAACGCTCTTCCAGACGCCGAACGCGAGGAACGTGTCGGTGTACAGCGGGGCCAGCAGCGCATCTGCGACGCCGCCGAGTGGAGGAACGCCGGGGATCATGGCCGTCAGATCGCCGGTCATGGTCACGAGGGCTTTCAGGGCCTCGTTCGTGCCCGGCATCGAGTGGCCACCGGCCACCGACTGCACGGGCCCAGCGGGCTTGTGCGAGAACGACGACGACGAGATGCCCGTCCGCTCCCCCTCGGGGAAGATGACGCCCGGCATCTCGGGCTTCGTGCCGCGGTATCCGGGCTGGTAGTACTCCCCCGGGATGTTCGGATCGTCGATCTGCTCGATGGTTTCGGTCAGACCGTCGCCGCCGATGTTGACGAGTTCGTTGATGATCCCGCCGAAGATGTTGCCGCGGAATGCCGTACCGGTGGTAAAACCCGACTTGTCGACGAGATCCCATACCAGGCACCCGTTGCGTAGGTTCGCGCCTGGCCACGGCGGCTCATCGCCCTCGAAGTAGCGTCGCCACTCCCACGAGAGCTGCCCATCGGTGACGGCCTTGCGGGTCGCCTCGTGCATGGTCTTGAATCGAGACAGGATGACGCCGCCGACGCTGTTGTCTGGGCCCATCATCGGCTTCACGGCCATCGACCAGGTGCTCTGGTCGAGGTTGAACCACTTCGACAGATCGAGTGGGTTGTCCGGAAGCATCCACAGCGACGCCTCGAGACGGAGGATGTTGCAGAAAAGCGTTGTCAGGCAGGAGAACTTGGCCGATCCGAACATGAGCCACTGATGCGGGAACTGCACCTCGGCCGGCAGAAACGGATTCGCCCACGCGAGGATGTTCTTCAGTTCCTCGTAATCCGATTTGAAGATGACTCGGACGTATTTCTCGCCGTTGTCGTCCTTGTTGACCTGGAGTTCTTCCATGCGGCCGGTCCAGCGCGCGCCGTCCTTCTCGACCCGGACGTGGACATTGGTCGTCGGCCGCGCATCGATGTCGACCAGCCACTCGGACAGGTAGTAATCGATCGGCATGTCCATCTTGCCGATGCCGGTCTCGTTGTCGACCCACTGAAACGAGGCGTTGTACTCCTGCTTGCAGACCCCTCGGAAATTCCAGTCGCCGTCGTAGAGCTCGACGAGCGGAGGATGCAATCGACGACGTTGTTCCGTCTCGATGCCCGCAGTCATCTCCTCGAACATCTTGTCGAAATCGAGGGTCTGCACTGTTGCCATACCGACCTCCGATCACGGGAGAGTTATTGCAGGCCCCACGGTCTCGTCCAGGGACGCGGCAGCCGGAGGTTGATGCCGACCCCAGCGGGTGCCAGCGACATCGCGACGTTCATCTGTCGCGCGGGTGTGTAGGGCGGGATGCCGTACAGGAAGCGGACCATCTTCATTCGCATGTAGTAGGCAGTGTCGATCGACGACCGGAACTGCCCACCCTTGGCCGCGCTGTCGGTGTTCACCATGACGTTCTCGCCCGCGAGCATCGTCGGCATGGCAATCTGCCGATTCGCATGTCCGACAGCAGCATCGAATGTCCGAGTGCTGTAGTAGTCGCTGCCGAACGAGTAGTCCGGGATCGTCGGTTTTCCCGGCGCTTGGATCTGCCAGATGGGGAAGATGGGGATGTCGGTCGGATTGAGCCACTCGTCCTCGGCGAACGAGCCATCCTCGCGTCGCCAGATGTTGCCGGTGACCGTGGAACCGTTCGTCGTATCCGACGGCGACGGCCACACTTTCGAGACCGACTCCTCGTACCAGAACGGATCACCCGAGACGCACGTGACGATGATCGTGTCGACCTGCGTCTGATTCGGGTCCGACTTCGCCGCGATCTTGAGTTCCTTCGCGAGCCGGATCTTGAGATACCGGCGCGAGTTCTTCGTCTCGATCCAAAGCCTGCAGTCCTTCTCGGCCGACCAGGCCTTCGCCCACTCCGAGTCGTTGTCCTGCCAGTCCGGACCGCCGAGGCTCCCGGCGATCTCGACGGAGAACACCGTGCGCCGCTCCGGGAACTTCTTGCCCTGAAAATCGGCGCCGTTTTGGAACGCCCACGACTTGTACATGGTGACGAACGGGGCGTCGTAGAAGTCGTCGATATCCGACCCCAGTACGACGCCCCGGTTCCCCGCCTTCGGACCGGCGAGACAGAACATCTCGCCGTTGTGGCCCTCGAACTCGACCACTGTGGAACGTGCCACCATTCCAATCCCCCTCTATCTGGTTGCTTGGAATGCGAGTGCGTCCTCGCGACGACGTGCACGGTCCTTCGACATCGCCTCGTCCATATCGGCGACGTGGTAGTGGATGTGCTCTTCGACGATCTTCGCGCCTTCGAGCAGACCCTTGAGCAGACCGCCTGCCTGCGTGGGGATTCCGAGATCGGAGAACGCCTGATCGACATTCGCCTTCACAAAGTCGCCAGCAATCGATCCCGGTGTAGCCGACGTGTCGATGCTCGACTGGTATGACGAGTCGACGCCACCTCCAGGCGAGAACGATGCTCCCGCACCGGGACTGCTCGAACTTGAGCTGCTCGGTGCAGGAGAGCCGCCACCAGTGCTCGGCGATGCCGGAACATCCACATCGGCGTCACCGACAGGAAGCTCGGCCGGCGCAGGATTGCCTCCGGTGAACGAGCTGCCCGGCAGATGCCAGAAGTCCGTGAACTGCGAATCGTCGCCACCCACGGTGCCGCCGAACTTGCCGCCGCCGTACGAGCCACCCATCTCGAAGTTCTCACCCGTCGGCAGAGTCGCCGCCGTGTGACCACCGCCAGGCCCGCCGTTGAGGAACCCGATCAGCAGATCCTCACCACGGACACCCTTGCCCTGCACGAAGCCGCGTGCAGCCAGCTCGTCGGCCTCGTTGCCCGTCGCAAACCTGCTACCGAACGGGTCACGCCCGGTCGCGAAGTTCGCGAGCGCCGACACGGCACCCGAGCAGTCGCCCCAGTTGACGCCGCCCCAGTCGTACGGCTTCCCATCGACACCCCGTGCGAAGTCGCGCAGAGCATCCTTGGTGACCATGCCGCCGTCGGCGAATCCCGCCAGCTCTCGCCCACGCAGGATCGCGTCGACGAGTGGCGAGTCCTCCTCCTGGCCCAGCACGTTGCCGGTGTAGTCACCTCGACCGATGAGCGAACCGAAGCCGCCGACCATCGAATGCAGGAAGTCGGCCGACGGAACCCAGCCGTCGTTGATCGCTTCCAGGATCGGAAGCGTCTGCGGCGTAACCGAACTCGCCTTGTTGATGAACTCGCCCGTCGAGGCGCGAATCAGCATCGAGTCAGATCGCGGACCACCGGGACCGTTCAGCATGCCGCCATCTCGGAAGTACGGGATGTCCGGCGTATCGATACTGACTCGACCGCCGCCGACGATGCTCGGCAAATTGAACCCCAGCGAGAAGTTGTTCCACTTCCCGATGATCCAGTTCAGGACTCCCTTGAATCCGTTACTCAGTCCGTCCCACATGCCCGACGCGGCGTCGGAGATGCGACCCGGAAGACCCGTGACGAACCCGACTAGCTCGCCGAACTTGCCTACTACCCAATCCTTCGCCTCACCGGCCTTGTCGCCGATGTATCCGAAGTAGTCGCCGAGCGCGGTGATGCCACCCGAGACTTTCTCGTACATCCAATTCCAGCCCTGCAGGATGGCATCCCACGTCGCTGTCACAATCTCGCGACCGACCTCGGTCTGAGTGAAGAAGTAGACCAGCGAGCCCACGAGTGCGCCGATGGCGACGACAATGATGCCGATCGGATTCGCCGTGAGAGCCGCATTCCAAAGCCACTGTGCTGCAGTGGCAATGGTCGTCGCTGCCTGGATACCCATCGTGACGGCCTTGTACGTGATGTATGCCGCGCCGAGGGTTCCGACCGTGATCGCGAGAACCTTGGTGACGGTCTCGTTCTCCTGCATCCAGACGACCGAGTTCTGCAGTGACTCGATGAGACCGGTCTGCAGCGAACGCTTGAACTCTTCGAGCTTGGTTGCGCCGTTGTCGCTGAGCGTCGTTCCCATTCGCTCGGTCGCACCCTCGAATCCGGCCATCGCCGGCTCGGCACCCGCCAGCCCGGACAGGAAGGCGGGAATCTGGTCGATCGACAGATCCTCAAGGGGAGTACCGAACAGGGCGATTGCAGTGTTCGCGCGCGTCGCCGGATCTTCGATCTCCAAAAGCCCCTGCGCGGTTCTCTGTAGCGCGTTCTGCGCCCCTTCTCCGCCTGCCGCTACAGCGTTGGACATCTCCTGCGCGTCGAGGCCGATCGCCTTGTATGCGTTCGACGAGGCCTCGCTCATGTCCGATCCGCGGATCGTGAATTCCTTGAGCGAATCGCCGGTCTTGTCGAGCGCAAACTTGCCTTGCTCGGCTGCACTTACCAGGAGATTGAAGGATTCCTCGCCAGTGAACCCGAGCGAGCGGAAGTTGGTTCCGTACTCCTGAATGATCTCGGGCAGCTCGTCGCGCATTGCGGCCGGAACGCGCTGGAAGCTCTGCGTCATCAGGTCGAAGGCTTCGGTCGAGTCGGCGGCGAGCCCGTTGTTGAGCAGCTGCGAGGCGGTCTGCACCGCGGACGAAACGTCGGTACCGAATGTATCCGCGAAGTTCAGCGCGTTCTTGGTGACGGTATCGAGGCTGGCCTCGCCCTCGAAACCCAATGTGTGAAAGGAGGATTGGACGATGCCAACCGCTTCCGATACTTCACCCATCGACTCGCCGAATGCCTGCGAATAGATCGATGCCGTCGTGCTGGCCAGCTCGGCAGCCTGCTCGCCGTCGACCCCGAGCGATGCCGCCAGTCGGTCGGTCGAGACCTCGTTCTCCATCGAGGACATCGCGAGTTCCATCGCGGTTCCGACGCCGGCTGCGGCGATGGCCATGCCACCGAGCTTCTTGGCGTTGTCGTCGATCGAGCCGCCGAGATTGCCGAGCCCCGAGCGGAATCGACCGGTGCTCTGCTCGGTCTCATCGGTCGCGTTCGCGGCGCGACGGTTCGCCTCCTCGAGATCGTCAGTGGCTCGGGTCGCAGCCTCAGTCGTACGAAGGGCGTTGCGCTGCGCAGTCTGCAGGCGCTCCTCTGCCGTGGCCAGCTGTGACGCAGTTGCGCGGCCGGAGTCTCGCAATTCCTGCAGTTTGAGCTCGGCGACGCGGACCTTCCCCGCGGCGTCGGCTTCCTTATCGCGAGCGGTCGAGAGCTTGGCCGACGCGGCAGCGACCTGCGCGCGCGAAGCCTCGATGCCGGATGCAATTCCTGCACCGGCCGCGCGTCCTGCCGCACGCCCAGCTGTACCAAGCGTGCCGGTGAGTTCGGATTCGAGAGCGCCAGCTGCGCCGCGCATCGAGGGGATGACCTGCAGAACTGCGTAACCGACGTTCTCCATGCAGGCACCCCCTCGCGACTAAATTTCGCCGGCCTCGATTGCGCGATTGCGCTCGGCGAACTGCTTTTTGAGCTGCCTGATTCGGCGATCGCGTGCTGCACTTTGCTTCGGCTGTACGCGCGGGATCGGCCGGGCCGGGTGGTCCTTGCCGGTCCAGGCCTTCCAGATGTCCGAGAGCAGGTACTCGGTGTGCCCCCACCGGGGCTTGCCCTTGTTCGACTCGATGACGAGCGACGAGTCATTGGGCAGGTTCTGGATCCGTATCCAGATCTCGCGCAGCGTGAGTCGTCGCTGGCCCCACTCGTCGAACCTCCACCGATCCGAGTAGCGAATCCCATGGAAGCGCGAGAGGTCCGCTTCCACGAGATCCGCGTGCTCGTCCAGTGCTCGGAGGAGGGTGATCAGTTTCCCGTGCTCAGATCCGTTACGGCTTCGTTGATCGTGTTGAACAGGCTGCGCGCTTCGGTGTTGGTCAAACGCGGCCGAGCCTGCCTCAGAAGCGCGGTCTGTTCACCGCCGAGCAGGCCTGTGAGCGCCACGGGGACATTGCCTGCGGCGAGTGGCCTGGTAACAGTCCAAAAGTCCCACTCGTCCGGATCGGACGCAATGTAGAACTTCATCCCCTCCCACTCGACGAGGACGGTGTCGGTGCCCTCGGCCTCGATCTGCGCTGCGGACTTCTTGCGGTCCTGCGGCTGCTTCACGTTGGCGGGCTTGTGCGGCTGCGCTCGCTTGGCTGCGGCCCTCTTGGCCGGGGCACGGCGAGTGGCGGACTTGATCGGTGTGGGTTCTGCGTCGGTCATGGTCGCGGTTCCTTCGTGTCGGTGGAGAGTTTCAGCCCCTCAGTGCGGAGCAGGTGACGGAGCAGCTCGGCAATCAGCAGGTCGCGCACATTGGCGTCGGCCTCGTCGTCGTATCCGAGCTGGTCTTTCAGGTCGCGATCGAACGCGGCGAGCGTGTCGACCGTTGCTCGATTCGACGGGTCTACCTCAGCTGCGGCCTCGCGTTTGGCGAGTTGCACGGCGGCGTAAAGCTTGTTCCGCTCTAGGGCGTCGGGGCGTTCGATGCCGAGGCGTCGTGCTGCCTCGAGCATTTCGGCCTCGGTGGGGATGTCGGACATTCGCGGTTCTTTCTCTCGTGCGCGGTTCCTGTGAGATGAAGACAGCGGGCCGGTCGAACCGCGTGAACTCCCGGCCCGCTGTCGATCAGGAGCCGACGACGGTGACGCGTGCGGCAGGTGCGGGCAGTAGCAGAGCGATGTCGGCAGTGAGCAGCTGGTTGGTCTCGCCGAGGAACTCGCCGACGAGCTTGACCACGTACGCCCCGACGGTTCCGGTGACGGTGACCTGACCGGTGCCGAGGATTGCCTCGAGCGCCGCCTGCACGGCCGTGGTCGGTGCGTTGTACGGAATCGCTCCGGTGACCTGATCCTCGAAACCGAGGGCGAAAGTGCCCGACGTAGCGCCGACGACGGTGACCGTCTGCGTCTCGTTGACCGGTGTGTACTGCCGGACGTATAGCAGGCCATCGCCCTGCGCGTAGATCGTGGCGGTTACTTCCTTGCCCGACGGATCGGACTCGTTGCGGTCCAGGTTCGGGATCCACAGCGACGACGGCACCGCGGTGAACATGCGCTCCTTGCGACCGAAGTCGTTGATGGTCTCGAAGCACACGCCCATCAGCGCGGGTCGCGGCACGCGAATGCTGGTCGCCGACGAACCGGGGTGCGCGATCTTGCGCGTGATGCGATTGTCTTCGAGGAGCGTGAGCTTGCGCGACTCTTCGTAGTTCTTGTAACCCTTGCGGTACAGGCCGATTCCCCAACCGAAGTGAGTCGACTCGTCCCACTTTCGCTCGTTCGAGAATCCCGAGTCGCCATCGAGAATGCCACCGTTCGCCCACGCGCGGGGCAGCGGATCGGTGATGGACGCGGGCTTGAGGGCGGTACCGGTCGGGTCGAAGTAGACCCCGGCATTCGCCCAGATGTTCACTGCTGTGGGGTTGTTTGCGGGCATGACTGAATCCCCTTTCGGGAGTTGGTGTGATGGAGCCACCCGAAAGGGGTGGTCGAGCGCGAATTAAATTGCGGCCGTGCGCATACGAGTGCGAACAGTGGCCGAAGCCATGAGCCCGAGATTCTTCGAGTCGCGGGCGTCGAGCACATCGGTGCCAGGGAGGATCTTCGCGACACCGGGAACGGTCGAGCAGAGGAGCAATCCGACGGCGACGGCGACGATCTCGCACGACCGACTGCGACTGTTGGACCAGACGGTGAGCCGCAGTGTCGGCCTGCTCAGGACCGGCCACATCAGCCCGCCGCCATCGACTGCCACCACGAGCATCGGTGGCTTGTTCGGTTTCCACTCGTCGTCGAGGGCGAGAGCGCACCGGACGCCAGGGAATCGGCCGGCGAAATCTTCTGCGAGGAAGTCCTTCACCGGCCGAGCTGCATCCTGAGGGACGTAGACGGTCACGACGTCACCTCAAGTCCCACCGCCGCAGCCGCGCGAGTGAGTGCGCCGTCGGAGACTTGGAGCTCGACGCCGCGCGGATCCGCGATGATCACCAGTGCGGCCGAACGGTCCGACGTGTACGGGGCCACGACGACGTCGATCTCGTCGTCGTCGATCGTTGCGCGGACACTCTGTGCGATCTGCTCCGACGCCGCATTGGTCATCGGGCCGAAGGACTTGAGCAGTTTTCCGACGCCCGCGCGGTCGAGACGTAAGCGAACCCCCGAGGCCATCAGCCCACCGCCTTCATCAGCTCGACGACCCAGCTGCAATCCTCGGGGTCTTCATCGTCGATGTTCTCGGCGACGTCGCCGTCGATCTCGAACTCGACACCGCGGACGATGATCGTTCCGGTGTTGAGAATCGGCACCGGAGGCTTCTCGGTAATGATGATCCGCATGCGCGTCACGCGACCGTTTCGGCCACGCTCGGGTGCCTCTGTCGAGCCGAGCGGCTCGATGACACACCCGGGAACCGCGACGGGAATCGACGAACCTGCAATCGGATCGTCGTTGTCGTCGCGTCGCTCCCCCGGTTTGTAAATGACCGATTCATCGAAGGTCGACACAGTCGCTCCGATCGCCGAAGTGGCCGACGGGCATCTCACCGAACGAGATCCCCAGAAGCTGGCAATGCCATTTCAGGAACCGGAGTTCACCGTCCGGATTGGTGAGAGTTCCTGCGCGCGAACGAGGCCCGACCGTCTTGGTGTACGACGAATGCCCACGCATCGAGCCGGGTGTCATCGCGTCACGCACCACCGAGGTCACGACAGTGCGAGCATCGTCCTCGTCGATCGGTTTGGTTGATCGACGGCGAATAATCCGAGATGCGGCCGCGAGCAGGTCCACAGCGTCGTTGCGCTCGAACTCGCTGAGGGGACGCCACTTCGACTCGAACTCGCCGACTTCGACGAACGTGTCGGTGTCAGCCATGACGTCCCCCCTTCATCACGGCAGCAGCTCGATGAGCTTCGCGCGTGTGAGTTCCTCGGCCGCATCCTCGGCGAATCCGGCCGCGCCGTCTGTCGCGTTGTGAACCTTGACGGCGTATGCGACCCACTCGGCCTTGGTCGCTGTCGGCTCCGGTCGATCGGGATTGCCGGTGACCGGAGGGTCAACGGGTGGCTCGTCGGCCGGCGGGAAGAGCGGCTCGACCGGGTCGTCGAGCACAACGACCTCGGCGATGAAACCCTCGTCTTCGAGGCGCTTGATCTCCTCGCGCGAGACATCGGTTCCGACCGGCTGCCCCTTGTAGACGTAGGCGCGTGAGCCGGTGCTCTTGAGCTTGACGATGGTCAGGGCGGCTACGCCGATGTACTGCTTCGCCATGTCAGACTCCCGTCACCTTGATAGCGGCGTTCGGTTCCTGGACCATCGGGACACCGACCTTGCGGGCCTGAACTCGGTTTCCGTCGGCCGTCTCGATGCGGAACTTCTTGGTCTGGACACCATCTGCAGATCCGGTGTAACCACCGCCCTGGTCCTCGTAGGCGATCGACCCGAGCTGAGTCGAGTCGAGCATCATCACCGTGGTCGACGGCGGCATGTTCGTCGTCTTGACGATGGTGAAACCGGCGATCTTCTGGATGCGACCGGTCAGCACGGGCGACTCGCCTTCGCGAGGCAGATGGTCGAGGATCTTCGCGGCCGCGAGGAGTCGAGCGAACTGAACCGGGCGAGCGAGGATCATGTTGACCTCGAAGCCTTCGTTCAGTTCGTCGATAACCGCGCCGGACAGCAGCGCGTCGAGGAACGGATCCGCGCCTGCGGTGTTCCATGCGGCCGACGCCGCCTGCGTCTGAGTGACAGCGGACGCCACGGCCGAGAGAACCGTCTCGTCGAACTGCTTCGCCAGACGGTTCGCCAGCTTGATCAGCTTGCGAGTGACGATGTCCATCCGGTTGCGCGAGACCAGAGTGTCGGGGAACTCGGTTGCGAGAGCCCACTTTTCGGTCTTGACCTGCGTGATGGGACCGGCAGTATCACCAGTGAGCGGGTACTCGCCCATGTCACCGACACGCTCGGCCAGACGATCGGAGTAGATCGACTCGCCGGTCTCGAAGATGGCCGATCCGGATCCGGTCAGGTCGACGCGGCCGGAGAGGATCTGGTCGCCGACGAGACGCTGATCGACGAGCGTCCGGAGCATCCGGTAGATCAGGACCGGGTTGTTCATCAGTCGGTCGACGGTGATCCGCTGACCGTTGATCGTGGGCCCCTGGTCGGGGTAAGTGGTAGGCATCTGCCCAATTCCTTTCTCAGCGAGTGAACTTGACGGGGAACTGGACACCAGCGCCGGAGGCGGCTTCCAGCGCGGTACCGACCAGCGCGTCTGCGGCGTCGGTGCCGGAGACCCAGGTCGTGACCTGACCATTGGCAGCGCACTTCACGCGCGCTCCCTGAGCGATTGCACCGGCAGCGGTCGGGTACTGCACCGCTCCCGAGTAGGCGACGAACAGCTGACCGACCGCAGCGTCCTGGGACGCCACGCCGATCCAGTCGAGTGCGCCCGCTCCCGCGGTGACGCCCGCGGCCGTGACGAGCTGGCCACCGACGACGCCGCCTGAACCCGCGACGCGCGTGGGCTGGCTCTGACCTCCGGTGAACTTGGGCAGGTAATCAGGCATTGAGAGCTCCCTTCGGAAGGCCGAGGCTTGCCTCGAGCGCGCCGAGCTCGTCGGCGTTCAGTTCGGATTCGGGCGCGTCCTTCGCGGTGCCGATCGATGCGCCGACGGGAATGAGATTGGCTGCCAGACCCGCCAGGATCTCGCGACCACCCTTGGGGTCGGCCTTGAGGTACGAGACCCAGTGCTCGCGCTGAGCGGGCGAGAACTTGCCGGCGCGCACAGCCTCGTCGACCAGACGGTTCCGGTCTTCGTCCTCCTGCCGGAGTGCGGCCTGCTCGCCGCGTGCGGCTGACGCCTGCAGCGCTGCGAGCTGCGCCGCGTCGATCTGGACCACACCGGGAGCCGCAGCGCGAGATGCTGCGGCAGCTGCGGGGGCCGGATCTTCCTCGGGCGTGGTGGCCAGCTCTTCGGCTGCAGTCACCATCGCATCGACATCCGCGTCCGCGTCCACCCCGAGGGCTTCACGGAAGGCGGCTTCCTGCTCGTCAGTGAGTGTGAGTGCCACTGTCGAGCCTCCTTTCGGATCGTTCCCGCCCGCGTGCACCGCGGTAGGGGTTGACGCCGAGGCCGATTGGCCAGGGCGTGATTCGGCACGGTTCGCGTACCGAATGGCTGTGGGTGCAGACGCCGCAATGTCCGGCGCTGCAGCAGGATCGGCAGGTGCTGCCGGGGTGACGTCCTCGTAGCGGACGACGACCGGAACGGCGGGCTCGAAGGTCACGCCGTCGGCACCGTCGCCGGTGACCGTGATCGGCACCCGTGAACGAGTTCCGGTGTCGTCGTCGATGACGATCAGCTGCAGTGGATCGAGCTGCATCTCTTCGATCCACACCGACCAGGGCGCATTCTCGTAGTAGGCGCGGCGTACGTCCTCGGTACTGACGCCCAGCGCAACTGCGGGCGGCGTGGGGTTGGGCATGGCAGATCCCTTCAGGTGGACTGTGACTCGCTGGCCGTGACCACCGGACGACGCCGCGACGCCGTACAACGTGGCGACGTCCTGCAGCGATTCGAGAGTTCCGATGGCCGGGTGCTCGACGCCGAGCAGTGCGACCGCGGTGATGACGAACGGGTGGGTGTGGCCGATGGCGCACTGGTATTCCCACTGCCCCTCGATCGAGCGATCCGGAAAGGCCGATGCCAGAACAGGTCCGAGCCAACCCGGCATGCCGACGTAGTCGCCGACCATCGTGTGACCGTCCTCGGCCACCGCCATGTTCGCGATCCACCCGACGGCAGGCTCGCCGTCGAACCGGGGATCGGTATGTCCGAGCTTGAGAACCGGACGGCGTACCGCAGGACAATCGAGCGCCGCCACCGCCGAGGCGAAGTCGCCCGTGGTGAACGTGTGCACTCCCGTGCTGGCCGACCATGTCCCGGTGTGCATCAGCTCCACCGACGGCAGGTGAGAGAGCGCAGGGGCGATAGGGACGGTCATGTTGTCACCCCTTCTGGTGCCGGTTCCGGCGCAGGCTCAGCGGGTGCGCCCGATCCGAGCGGCAGGCCGTACGCCTGGCGCACCGCCGCCTTGATTGCCTCGTCCGGATCGAGCAGGCCACCGTCGACCAGCATCTTGAGGGCGGGAGCGACGGCATCGTGCCGAGATCCGATCTCGTCGAACACGATTCGCGGAGCCGCGACCTCGGGGCCCCAGTTCAGGTCCACGAGGTCTTCGACGATGTGCTGATTGGCCGTCTCGCACAATGCGTCCGCGAGGGTCTGCAGCGACATCACGAAGAAGTCGGCGAACGTGCTACCGAGCGCCCACGATCCCGTCTTGTCGCCGAGGTTCAGGAAGTGAGCCAGGACCGCGCGGCCGATCTGCGCATCGTGGTAGTTGATGGCCGGCTGCGCATCGGGCAGATTCCCCTCGACGCCGAGGAGTCGCAGTCTCGCCTTCCACGGCAGGGCTGCTCCGGACGCATCTCCCGAGCGGTACGACCGCGCGATGTCCTCGCCCTTGTCGAGCTGAGCCTGCTCGTCCCGCTCCCCCGCCTCGTAGACCGGGACGCCCATACCGTTGCGCTCGATCGTCTGCGCCTGGACGCGGAGCAGGCGATCTTTGAGCAGCCAGTTCTTGTACGCGGGCCGCAGCAGCGAATTGCCGAGCCAGTCCGCGCCCTCCTTCTCGTACACGTAGGCAACGAGCTGCGTGACCGGAATCGGCTTGTCTGCGTCGTACTGCTCGATCGAGACCAGGCCACCATCGCGGGCGACGTTGATCGCCGAGATTGTGCGGGGCATCCGAGGACCGAGCTTGCGGAGTCGCAGCAGGCCAGTGGCCTCGTCGACCGCGTACTCCTGCTCGAAGAACATGTGCCCGTACTGAATCGAGAGCAACGCGTTCTGGAGATGCTCCTGCCACGAGAATCGCCCCTTGGTCCGACCTCGCGGCTTCGGCTCCTGGCCGTGGATCGGCAACCCGAGATCCTGCGAGATGTGCTCGTACACCTCGGGGTCCGACCCGTTCGGATCCAACCGCCACCCGGTGCGCATCACGGGAAGACTGACGGCGCGCAACACCGACTTGATCTGCGCGTCTTGCCTTTTCATCTGCTCGTACACCCGCGACGCGAGTGGCCATCGCAGCTCCGGAGTCTCCTCGACCTCGACGTCCCAGTAGGAGCCGCCGCTCGTATAACCATTGGCGTTCGCGTAACCGATCGTCGTCGGCTTCGCGACGGGCATTGTCTTGGCTGGCGCTGTCATCGCGGCCCCCTTCCTAGAATCCGACGGACATCAGGTCGTAGGTCTCGCTACGGCGCGATTGCGCGGTGACGGGCTTCTGAGTCGGCATCTGCACCGGCACACGGGCGAGGGACTCGAACTCGATCAGGCCCCAGCGAGCCAACGTCGCGGCCTCGAGCGGCGAGATCACTTCGTCGTCGGCAGGAACCCAAATGAAGCCGCCCGATGATTTCTTCTGCTCGGCCCCGACAACCGCGTCGGCGAGGTTCGAGTCACCGACATGCGAGAGCTGGTTGCTGGTCGCATCGTTGAGGAAGCCGCCGCAGGCCTGCACGTGCTGCTGCACCGTGGTGGTCTCCGGCTCGATGCCGTCCTTGATCAGCTCCGGGACGATGATCATGGCCGGGTCACGCCGCTCGATGATCACGGCAACGGGCTTCTGTAGGTTGACGATTCGGCGCACGTACGACCTGGCCTCGGCGCGCGTCATCTTCTCGTGCCTGCCGACCTCAAGGTGGATTCGGCCGGCCTCGGTCTTCTGCGCCGACGCGATCGACCACCATTCGTTGTTCTCCGACGACGAGATCGCCAGGCACGACGGACCGACGAGCGGTGAATCGACGTCGATCATGTCTGCCCACCTGCCCGCGGTGATCGACGGAACGTGATCTGCCGGTGGCGGTTTCCAGATTCCGAACCGCTCGCGGCCGAACTTCTCGTCGTCCATCTGCCCACGCTCCACCGTGCGGATGAAGTCGTAATCGAGGTGCAGACCCAGTGCCGGATTGCACGCGTACAGCGCGTCGTCGTCGCCGTCGAGATCGACACCCTCGGGAGAGCTCCACTCGAAGTACGCCAGGCCTCGGTCCTTCGCCAGACCGCGGTTGCGGATCTTCTCGAGCGCCTCCGACGACTCCATACCGGCCGACGAGACGTACCAGATCTGCGCATTCGGCACCGCCGCGAACGCGGGCAGGGCGTCGGCCAGCATCTCCGGATCGAGGTCGTACGCCTCGTCGAGGAACAGGGTGTTACCGGTGAAGCCACGACCCGAACCACCGGAGCGAGCGACGAACTGGAGGATGCCCCAGTCGGTCTCGATACCCATCAACTCGTTCGACTCGCGGTACCGGCCCGCGATCTTGCGATCGAGGTCGGGAGTCTGCCGGCACAACTTCTTGATGCGCCGGAACATCTTGCGTGAGGTCTTCATCTGGTGCGCCGAGTAGATGATCTCGGCGTCCTTCGTCAGGAACATCGCCGCGAGCTGCCGAGCCTCGATGACCGCGCCCTTGCCGTTCTGGCGAGGGACGATCAGGCCGACCTCCATCGCCGACCAGCGCCCACCGGCACGCAAACCGAGGGACTCCTCGATCACGTACTCCTGCCACGGGTCGAGAATCAGACCCGCATGCTTGGCCAGGGCGACTGTGTCCTGTCCCAGGCTGGTCAGGTAGAGCGGGACGCTACTGTGCTGCGGTCTCTGCGAACCGATCCGCGACTGATTGAGCGAGAGCGTCAAGGAAACTCGCCCCCGCATCCCCGACGTCGCTACTGCCGCCGCCAGTGCCGAGCTTCAGCTGCGAAGCAAGCTGCCGAAGAGTGGTGATCGTCTGACGTCGCTCGACCAAGAGCGCATCCACCCGCAGATGAAGGACGACGTCGCCGTCTCCTTCCGATTTCGGGACCGTGACGGTGGCCCACGCGTGCGAATCGCCGGCCAACAACTCGTTGATCCGGTCGAGTTGATCGGCCATGCGGCACAGCTCGGCGATCACAACCGCTCGCACGGCATCGGGCTCGGATCTGGTCAGATCACGCCACAATGCCGCGCCCCTTGGCCGCAGATTCTTGGGTCGGAGCGCCTTCGGAATGGCCACGGACACCCCGTTTCCGCAGGTCAGACCGCATAAACCATGCATGGTCGGCGCATAATCATGCGGCATTTCATGCATGAACCCCCAATTTCCATGCGGGGGGAGAGAGAAACGGCCTGACGCGCACCGAAGGGTCAGCTGGCGGGGGGCCTAATGTTTACGGAGCCCCAGCTCAGGGGCTGCATGGTTATGCATCGACCATGCATGGAATCACCAGGCCATCCGATTGCCGAGCACCTTACCCTTGAGCGCCGGCCTCGTGTGGTCTCGCTCGCCCTTGCCTCGTGCGCTGTTGCAGGGCCCGTGGAGGAGCCTGTCGGCCTTGGTGCCGCCCTTGGCTCGCGCCTTCGAGTGGTCGGCAGCGAGGCCTTGAGAGAGGTACATGGGCTCACCGCACCACCAGCAGATCGTGCCCTCGATGTGGGTTCGCTTGAGTTCCTTGGCCACCTGTTGGTGATCCCAGCCGAGCCCCTTCTCGGTGGTGGTCTTGGGTGTGGGCGGGCGTGCAGCGTAGGCCCTGAGCACTGCTGTGCGTAGGTCCCCTCGGATTGGGTCGGTGTCGATGGGTCCACCCACCTTGACGAGGTCGAGCAGCCGGGCCAAGAGCGCGTTGGCCACAGCCTCGACGTCGTCGCTCACCACGCCTCCCCACGTCAAGAAGCCCCTCGGCCGGTATCGAATGGCACGAGGGGTAAACGTCGAATGAGGGAGAGGGCCGGGGTCAATCCAGGTGAAGAGACACTGGGTCCGTCGGCAGAATCGAGTCTAGACCATGCTGACCAGGGATGAGGTAGGCCGGCTACTCCGGTTTCGGTAACCGTCCAATTGCGTCGATAATTGAAACGGCGTCTTCGGTGTCCATGCTCTTGGCCGACTTCGTAAACCCGGGGTCACCAAAAACGCGTCTGCCCAGAACTAGGCGGACCTCTTCTCGACTCTCCGAAGCATCGAAGCCCTGGACGAACGGTTCGATGCTTCGCAACTGCACTGCCGCTGTTCGAGCCCATCGCGCTGCTTCGCGATAGTGATTTGCGAGCCTGCCCAAGTATGCCGACAGGCCAAGAAACGGAATTGTCAAACCAACCTTGGCTATCACCAGAGGGATAGTCATCTCATGGTCGCCTCCCACAATCCATATGCCAATACCCAAGGCGCTCAGTAGTACTGCACCGGCTCCGACAGAAAGTCCGGTGGCGATCTTCTCGTCTCGAACCGCATCCTCGCCGAACGCCGCGCTCAGCAAAACCTCGCCCGTCTGACCAGTGGCCGACTTGGCAGCTGCTAGAGCCTTGTTGATTTCGCTCTGGGTCAGCCGGATCTCATTCAAGGACGCGTCTGACTGGGTGACTCGACGCTCGAGGTGCACAGTTGGATCAATTGGGTCAACTGCGGCAACGTGATAGATCGAAGTGCGCCAGATGTCCAACACGAGTGCAAGCTCGTTCCGCGTAGACAACGAGTAATCCGAAAAGTCCCAGCCTTGTAGTATGTTCACCGCGTCGCGCAGCCAGTCGTCGAGCGCAAGCTTTGCAGCTTCGACCTCGGCCTTCGAGGAGCTGGGGCGCAAGCTAACCAGAGCCTCACGAAGCTCAGCAATGCGCGTTCGCGGAATCAAGATGTCGAAGATATCCGACCGCATCTGCACCACCACGGCGTTTTCGGGCATGAGGATGTCAGCCAGAATCTGCAGCCGGTGCTCGAAGTGCCCGGCAGGATCGGACTCGAACGGGCCCCATTTCAACGCATCCTGCACAGCCTTGATCAGAATCGTGATGTCAGCCCAGCGGTTGTTCGAGGCCGTCTCAAGGCGATCGATCACGACTCCCGTGGGTTGGATACCGTTAGTCACCATCTAGCCATCCTCGCATCTGCCGCACTACGAACGACGTCTAGCACGTCTCCTAGCCGGAAGACTGCCGGATCACTGCGTCTGATCCAGTAGCTAACGATGTGATCATCCTTGTCACGCCATCCTTTCGGCGTGACTTTCCCATCCCGCGCCCAGCTGTACAAGGTCGACCTCGGAACGCGATGCCCCAACTCTGCCAGAAGCGTTCGCAGCTCAGGAATTGTGTACAGCCGGTCGTGCATCTGGTTGAGGATGCGTCGATCGAGCTGGCGCACGTCGTACATCGAACTGCACCGTCGGCACCGCACCCAGTCCTCGCCGCGCTCGACGTACAGGTCGGCCGTGCACTCGAAGCTCTTGCCGTCCTGGGTCCACGTGTAGCCGCACGGCCCCTTGTAGGCGAGCGGTGGCAGCGCGTCGATTACTCTGCGCACTCGGGCGAGCGCCGAAGTGATGTCGTCGTGCATCTCACCGACGGCCGGCAACGCGCGCAGCGTCGCACCGTGCACGACCATCCACATCGCGGCCTGCTCGACCCAGTACGTCGGATCGTCACTGAATGCAGCCGGGTCGCGGCGTGGCCCCGATCGGTTGTTCTGGACGAGCTGGATAAGACCTGGCGTGTCCATAGCGTCGCCGAGCAACCACGAGCCGCCGAGGTGGTCGGACAGCACGCGGGCCCACGTCGTGACCGCGTTCTCCATCTCGAAGAACGGGCCCTCGGTGGGACGAGTGCGGTACGCATCGTTCGACAGGCGCACGGGCACAGCCGTTTCGGCACTCTTGCCGCCGACTGTGCCCCGCGTGAGTCGATCCTGGCGCGCTCGGGTGATGGTCATGTCGACCACGAGGCTCGGCACCTTGCGCAGCTCGGCGACGAGGGTATCGGCGCAGAGCTGGCACAGCGCATAGTCGTCGTGGACGATGCGGCCGCAATTCGAGCACTCGATGAGACTCACCGGTGACGCCTCCTGGTGTTGCGACGGCTACCGGGGTCGAGTGCCCACATCGGCGGCTCCTCGCGAACCTGCTGGACCACCTCAGCGGCGCAGGCAATGTCAGCTCGCACGTCGGCACCGACCGTTGCCGTCCATTGCGTGAGTTCGTTGCTCTCCCAGTTACGAGCCAGGGATGCGATGCGAGCGTCGAGACCGTTCTGCCGAGGAGACATCAAGTAGAAATCACGACTCCCCCAGCGATCACCCCAGATCAGTCGATTCCGGCTACTGGGGTCGAGCATGCGGACCTGAGTGTCGACGTCCGTCGCCCACCACGGGATCGCACCGGGCGTCTCGATCGTCGCGTCGACCAGCTCGGGCAGCGTGCCGGTGATCTTGAGCTCGTAGTGCTCGCCGAGCGTGTCCCAGACGGCTGACCACAGCCTCGATCGCAACGTCTTCTCGACCGTGTAGGCCGGGAACGCACGCTCGCGCGGTACCCACATCCACGGGCGAGGCTCGACGGGCACCGCGTCTATGAAGGGGGATCTCCACGTCCACGAGTTCGCCCACCGTCGTGCCATCGACACGGTCTCGTCGACGACCGAGTACGTGACCGATGCGCCTCGTCGCTCGGGTCGGCTGAACTCGAAAGTCGTCGGAAACATGGGATTGGGCCACAACAGGAGCCGTTCGAGATCGCCGGACCCAGCGAATCGACGCAGGAACGGATCGAGAGGGAGCGACGACCAGGGCGATTGATCCGGCCAGCCGTCGCGGATCTTCTTGAGTTGCCCCGACGTCGCCCACGGTCCGATGAAGTCCGACCCAGGGCAGAGGATCGCGGAATCGTCGGTGGCATAGCGGTACTCGTCGAGCGCCTTCGTCGCTTCCTCAAGAGTGATCGTGTCACTCTGGCCGAATGTCTCCTGGCACCACATGCAGCTGCAATGGAGCGGGCTATAACTCGGATTCTGCGCGAGCTGCCAGTCGTTCCGCAGCTCTTCGATGCGCTGGGTGATCGCGAGACCGTGCCAATCCCGATGGCAGTGTGGGCATTTCGGGTGGTGCGGGTCGCCGTAGTCGTATCCGTTGAGCGGTTCGCCCTTCAAGAGCTGTTCGTCGATCAGGGCGTCGATGTCAGCGATGATGTCGCTCATAGTCCTGCTCCTGTCCAGTCGACCTTCGGTGAGTAATGGCAGGGCAGCTCGGGCTCGTACCACCCGAGTTTCTGACCGCCGATGGTGCCGAGCGTGAGTGCGTCGGCTTCGTTGTCGTTGTGCACTTTCGCGCCGGGCCACAGCTCGGTCATGGCGTCGATGACCTCGACCTTCTCGGCGTGACCGTTGCCGGTGGCGAACATCTTGAGCGTCGTGGCCGGCACATCGATGACCGGGATTCGTCGTCGGGCGAGGAACCGCACGAGGTCGAGCAATAACGCGCACCGCTCCTGGTAGAGCCCCGAGTACTTCGGCGGCTTGAACGGCAGTGCCTCGACCATGACGAGCCGTACCGAATCCGGTAGTGCCGCAACGATTGCGTCACCTTGCTTGCCGATCCGGAGGGCTCGCTGAGCGATGGTGCCGCCCGTGTTGACGCTGCCGACGGTCTTGAGTTCGGGCACGTTCTTGCCGGTGACGAGACGTGGATTGCGAAGGATCGCAATGCCTGTCGCGGTCATGGATGGGTCGATGCCGACCACGCAGCCGCTCACAGTGGCCTCGTGGTGCGCATCGAGTTGTACCCGTCGATCAACGGCGCGACGTCGGCCTTCTCGGCGTCATGCATCCGCTGGAGCCGCTCGGCGCGGTTGATCCGAGCGTGGTGTGCAGGGAAGTTCTGCAGCTCGTGCATCTGCCCGTCGCGGCCCTTGGTGACGCACGGAGCGCCCTTGTCGGCACCGCAGTAGCGGCACGGGATCGTGAGTGCCAGTTCGCGTTGCTGGAGCTGGTCCAGCGATGGCTCACGCATGATCGACCTCCAAGGGTGCCCGGTCGAGCGCTCGCCAGTCCTCGATCGAGAGCGGTTGCACGTGATCGCATTTGACGACCGGGAGGTCGAGCTCCCAGAGCTCGCCCGGTTCGATGCGGTTGCCCTGGCTGTCGCAGAACTCGCAGTTGTCGATCACGGCTCGTCGGGTTGCCTTGGCCGATGCGGCGCGCTCCTCGTCGCGTCGGTGCCAGTCGGCGTTCGCTCGGCGGTAGTCGCCGCAGGCACCGCAGCTGCCGACGGCGGGTTCGTTGATGTGCTTGGGGCATCGAGGTGGGGGTTCTGGACCGATGCTCGCGCGCTGGTGACCTTCCGTACTTACGTAACCACTATTGGAGTATGGAGAGGGTGAAGGAGAGGGAGAGGGAGTAGAGGGGGGTTGCCGAGGGGGTTGAATCGGGGGTTGCGATTCATACTGAATCGGGGGGTCAATCACGGGGTGAATCGGGGTGTGACCGAGGGGGTAAGTCGCGGGGTCAACCGAGGGTTGAGTCAGTAGCTTCTGGACCATTTCGGACGCCCATCCCTTGAGGTCCGGCATGTCGGTTCGTAGCCGAATCAGCTCGTGCACGATGACCTCTCGGAGAGTGTTCGAGGCGACCGCACTGTGCGCCTTGGCCATCGAGACGCCCATGTGTCGTTGCTTCATCAGGCCGTCGTTGCGGATGAACGAGCGCACGAGAACCTCTTCGCTGCCCTCGTCGACGACGATGTACAGGCGGTCCACGAGTTCGGCCGAGCCCGCATCGAGGCCTGCGAGGGTCCAGCCGTCTGCGAGCTGCAGCATGCGCTTGGGACGCCAATCTGCGACGCCGCAGTACGACAGGCTCGGTGCGGACAGCAGTGTCAGGTAGAGGTGCTGAGCGCGCGCGGTGAGCTTGCGCCAGTCGGGGTCTGACCAGATCGAGGTGAAGATCCGGCCGTGTTCACGCGCCATTGGTGGCCTCCTCGGTTCCGCTGTTGTTTTTAGCCATCTGGGCATCGGGAGCCAGTGCCGCGCAGATGGCGTGGTTGTCGATTCGCGGGATTCCGAATGCGTCGGTGATGATGTCGAGTACCTGCACGATGGCCGACTGGACTCGCTCGTCGACCGCCAGGGCGCGCTCCCATGCTCGGTGCCGCCTGCGCTTCCCTCGGACTTTCATCCGAGGGAAGTGGGCCGGTGTGCGCGGCCGCTGCCCCGCGCTCATGCCGGCACCGTCGCTTCGCTGTCGAACAAAGTGGCCGGCGAGATGGCTCGGTTCGACCAGATGACCTCGGTTCGTTTCTGGTCGCCGACCGCCGAGTGCCCGCTGCTTGCCTCGATCGAGAATCGGTCCCAGTCGGACAGTGCCTCGTCGTAGAGCTCCGATCGATACCCGGAGAGCACCACTGCCGATTGGCACGTCAGGAGCGCATCGAGTAGTTCGATGTGGTCGGCGTGGTTCATCTCGTTCTTGTAGTTGCGTCCGCCCCTGCGCTCCGGTCCGATGTATGGCGGATCCGCGTAGATCAGTACGTCCGCGTGCTTGCCGTAGTCGTTGACGAGTTCGAGTGCTGGACGGCATTCCAGGCTCACATCGTGGATCCGCTCGGCGACAGGCATCATTCTTTCGACGTACGCGGTGAGGTATCCGGGGATCCCGAACCGGTCGCCGGCGGGGTCGACGTAGTGCCGCCAGCCTGTGCGTCGGAGCGTGCCTGTCCGGGACTGTGTGAGCTGCACCCAGATTCGACGTGCGATCTCGATGTCGGTCAGCCCCTCGGGGTTCTGGTAGCCGTCGCGGGCCGCCAGGTACTCGGCCCGCGAATGCGGGGTGAGTGCGCAGGCTTGGGCGAACTCGTGGGGCTGTTCGCGGAGCACACGCCAGAACGTCATCAGGTGACCGTTGATGTCGGACACGGTCTCTTTCGGGGCCGGCTGTTTGGCCAGGAGCACTGCGAGGGATCCGGCGAAGGGCTCCACGTAGTGCCCGTGCTTGGGCAGCGCAGCGACGATCTGCGCAGCGATGCGGGTCTTCCCCCCGAAGTAGGTGAACGGGGGCGGTGTCATGGGATCACCCGCTCGAGGGTTCGACGTTCGTATGAGCCTTGTGGGTAACCGAGCGCGCGGTCAGCGTCGCTCTCGCTCAAGAAGCCCCGAAGCGCCTGCCTGAGTCCGACGACGCCGAGAGCGATTGCGGCAGAGGCGAACAGGAGCAGCATCACTTGCCCCACCCCTCGTTGATCCACCGAGCGGCGTAGTCGGTCCACGTCTCGCCGTACAGGCCGAACGGGTAGGGCTCGACGCCGTACATCGTGTGTTGCGTGCGGCCGGGCCGACCGTAGGGCGCGAGGTAGCCAATGAGGCCCTCGATCGCCTCGCTGTATCGACCGGGACGGAACCGCGCGAGCCAGTCTCGGTCGTTGATCGCGTGGACCTCGTCGGCGGCTTCGTTGACGACGTCGCGACCACCCAGCGCCTTCTGTTGCTCCATCGCCGCGTACGGCGAGATGGCACCCGTGATTCTGCGGACCGGTGAATTGGCCGGTGCGCTCGTGATGATGTCCCTCGGGTTGGCCAACTCCAGCGTGACCGTATTGGCCGGCCACTTACCGCGCGAGGAGTGCAGACCGTAGCCCGGAGCCGGGACGGCCGAGTCACCCTTCGCGCGTGCGGGGTTGGCGATGTTGACTGCGAACGCGACGTCGAGCTTCGTGCCGTTCGCATTCAGTAGCTCGCCGCGTTGCACCTTCTCGAGGAACCGCGAGACGACGATGCCGCCGAGGCTGTACGAGATCAGTCCGACGCGGTTCTTCGTCTCACGCACTTGCCACGCGAGATCGGCGACGCCGAGGTCGACACTGACGTCGAGGGGGTAGGCCTGCTGCCCCGGCATGCGCCCGATCTCGCCGATGGTGGCCGGGTAGTTGCAGTCACTCAGGCTGAACGTGGTCACGTTCAGCTTGCGAGCGACCAAGCCGCACATGCCATTGCGGGGACCGGGCGTGTTCCCGGTCCCCCGTACGGTGATGACGTCGATCACGCGGCCACCCTCGGCCGCAGCAGCTCGGTCTCGACCTGGACGTCCTCACCGGCGCGGAAGACGGTCGAGAACCCGGACTCAGACCCGGTCGGCGAGACCAGCTCGCCGACCTTGATCCATGCCTCGCCAGGCTCCTGCCACGTGACCCACACGGGCTCGACGACCTTAAGGATGCGGGGGCGCTTCACTCGTCACCTCCGGAGAACTGCGGGCCGGTTGCCTTCGAGATCGAGGTGACCTTCTCGGCATCGGGGTCGGGCTCCTGCTCCTCGTCCGGATCGGCGACCTTGCCTTCGCCGTCGATCATCGAGCCCTGTCCGTCCTCGGGATCGTTGACTCGCTTGCTGATTCCCTCGACGACGCGGATCACCTTGACGGTTGCCGTGACTCGCTGACCCTCGTCGGCCATCTCGCGCTCGAGGTGGGACGTCACGCGGCCGCGCACGGTGTACGTCACCTCGTCGCCGATGTCGGGCAGCTCGAAGGACTCGCTGGACAGGCCTGCGAACTTGATGCGGCCCTCTTCGATCATGGGGTTTGCGCTCACTTCTGTTCTCCTGTCGATGGGGTGAGGTTGAGCCACTCGATTGCGCGCTCTGCGACGTACTCCCAGACGCCTTCCGGTGCGGTACCGAACGGCAGTCCGCGGTGTGCCCGGTTCCATGAGCCCCGTAAGAAGGCGGCGAGCTGGCCAGCCTCCTGCGCGACTTCGAGCTCGATGTCGTCCTGCTGCTTGAGGTGCGAGAGGATTCCGGCGCCGATTTTGGTGAGATCACGCAGTGCCTCGACGGTCGCGATCTGGCCGAACATCAGCGAGGCACTGACGTCCTCGCGGTATGCCGCTGCCCTGGCGCTGTCGAGCGCATCGGCGGTCACGACTGCAGCTCTCGGAGCGCCTGTGCCGCCTCGTCGAAGCTCAGCTCGGACGGCAGCTCGAGATCCCTGTTGAACAGGTTGCCGAGCCACGCGAGCTGAGTGTCGAGATCGTCCATGACGGCCTTGCGGAACGCCTGCTGCAGAGCTGCCTGCTGGTCCTCGGTGCTGGGCTTCACGTCGGCCTGGGCCTGGGCTTGTTCCGGTTCTGGCACTGAATCCGAGGCGGGTTCCTGGTCGATCGTGGTGGCAGCCGGATCGCCGACGCCGAGCTTGTCGCGCAGGCCTTCGATGCCCTTCGGTGCAGGCTTGTCCACTCGCTCCGAACTGGCCTGAATGGCGCGCTCGTCTTCCAGGTCTTCCTTCGAGTACGGCATACCCATGAGGACGTCGGGAGCGGCTCGGCGGCAGGCGTCGGCCAAGGCCTTGGCGTAGAGCATGCCGCGAGGATCGGTCTTGTACTTCGTGTTCCCGGCGACGTACCCGGCCTGAGTGGCCAGCTCGATCGTCCAGGTGACCTCTTCCCACTTCTCGGATCCCGCATGCCGGGCACGGACGGTGGCCGACGTTTTCGTACTCTCGACCGTCTCGACCTCGTGGCCCTTCGAGATCAGCAGCGCTCGCATCGCGCGGGCGTACATGCCGGGCACGCCGTGAACCGTGAAGATGTTCTGCAGCGACGTGAGCGGATTCCAGCCGAGCTGCTGACCGTGGTAGATCGCGATCGCGGCTTCTTTGCGGCCGGCGCGCTTGCGGCCCTTGCTGTCGGTACCGCCGTCGTATGCCTGCACCGTCGTGTGGATCATCCCGGCGAGTACATCGGCCGACTTGAGTGCCGCCACATGCGCTTCGAGGTTGTCCGAGACGGTCATCATGGCCGGTGCGATTGCGTTGGCCGGTGCGTTGTAAGTGTCGAGTTCAGTCATGCTGCGTCGCTTCCTTTGATCGATCCGAGGTCGAGCTTCGTGTTGGCGTAGAGCGAGACCGAGTCACCCCGGCCGGGCCGACGGTCGGCCACCTTCTGGCCGTTGCACATCGCGTACTGGGCGTTGCCCATCGCGTCGAGCATCCGAGACTTGAGACCGGTGACGGTCTTGGTGGTGTCCTTGAGTTCCTTCGTCCAGCCGAGGTACTGCAGCGCAAGTTCACCGTCGAGTTCGACTGAGCTGCCGTCGATCTCGGGGTGCAGCTTCTTGACTGCCTCGTACGTCGAGACCGAGTCGTCCAGCTCCGGAGCGACACCCTCGTCGAGGCTCTTCTGCCACTCGACGACGCGAGCGAGGATCGCCTTGGCGATGCGTGGATCGAACTCGATGTCGTAGATCCGCGGCATGCCGTACTGCGGCCAGAGCACGATGTTCGCGGTCTCGTGCCAGCCGGTGATGAACTGCTGCCACAGCACCTGCGCCGCGTAGTCGGCCGGGCACTCCCCCGATCCGTCGTCGCCCCACTCGGCCAGATCGCGTGCCGTCTTGACCTCGACGACGCGACGCTTACTGCCTCGCGATCCGCGGCGATCGATGGTGGCCGCGTTGGCGAACGGCAGATCCTTGCGCGAGTACTGGACCTCTTCGCGCGAGAGCCGCCAGCCAGGATTGCGCAGCTTCCAGAACTCCGACGCGGCCAGCTCTGCAGCGTGGCCGTAGTCGTAGTTCTCCTGCTTCGCCTCCGAAATGGTCTCGGAGATGTTGCCGGCCATCTGGTGCCAGAGCGCGAACTGCGAGGTCCATCGCGAGATGCCCAGGATGCCTGGGATTTTCGACGCGGTGATGGTGCGCAGCCACTCGGGCGAACCGGGTACCAGTGTGGTCATACCGCCACCTCCGCTTGCCGCTTGCGGTAACGCATCAGCTCTCGGTCTCGGCACACCTGACGTGTGTGAACCTTGAGCTCACGGGCTATCTCGAGCGCCGACCAACCGGCCGCAGTCAGCCGTGCGACTTGCTCGATCCTGAGGTCGCGTTCGTCATCGCCCCTGCGTCGCTTGGATATCGGACGATTGGCTACGGCTGCGACGGCCTCGAATGACGTTCTCCGAGTCTTGTAGTGGTGGCTGAAGTTGTGTCCAGCCCACACTCCGAACAAGTCGCCGGGGGTCATCTGTAGTGCCTCGCGGGCGCAGTCGGTGATCACGGGGCAGGTCCGGCAGATCGCCTTTGCTCGCTTTGCAGCCTCGGGGTCGGCCGGAAAGAACAGTTCCGGGTCGACGGTTCGGCAGGTCGCGCTCGTCACCCATTCGGGAGTCTCGGTCATGACGCCGCCCACACGATCGAGCCGATGGCGAGCACCAGCGCCAGCAACGCGAGAAACATTGCAGGCGTGAGGGTGCAGTCGTCGGCAACAGGGAGGTAGTCGTCGACCTCGTATGGATCGAGGTCGGCCTCGGTGTACGTCGTCCCGGTGGTGCCCGCCGCGATGTCCTCGGTCAGCTGGGGACGCTCGAGCGGAACCCACCAGGGCTCGCGAACGGTCTCGATCATGCGGCACGCTCCGCTCGAACCGAAATCTCGTCGCCGAACACGATGGCCTTGAGTCCACCGCTCAGGGTGACGATCCACTTACCGCCGCGGCGCGTGCGCTCGGCGTTGATCAACGCGCGGGCACGGAGGGCAGCTGGACTGGTGGGCATTTCGTGGTTGCCGATACGAGCGAGGCAGATCACCTCGCGGTCGGACTGCGGAATCGTGAGTATCACCAGTCCACCTCCTGATCCGAGGCCACGAGTCGATCGAGTTCGTCCGCGATCGCGGCGTACTGATCGGCCTTCTGACGCGCATAGGCAGCCGAGCCTTCGAGCCCGCGCAGGGTGACGTTGATCCACGACCCGGAGCCGAGAGCGGCTGCGGTATCAGCGACATCGGCGCGAATGGTTGCGTTGCCCGACAGCAGCTTCTTGGTGATGAGAATGTCGCTCATGCGACCCCTCCCTTGCTGTGGGCGGGGAGCGGTAATGTGCCGCCCCCCCGCCGTGATCCCCGCGCCAACATGCGAGACGCATGAGTCAGCGGGGAGATGGAGCCCGGCCAGCGGTTCCGGTGTGTCGGCAGGAGCGCCACCGCTGGCCGGGAGTGCGAAGTCGAGGATCGCGTCGATGAAACCGGCGACGAACTTCTCGACGAGATCTGTTGTGGGAGCGCTCATGCGGAGCACACCCCCTTGGCGTGAGCCGCCTCGAACTTGTCGGCGATGTCTCGCAGCATCGCCGCCTGCGTCAGGAGGCAAATCGGGCGGCTGCCGGGGACAGCGACGACCTGAGCGAACTGATCGTCTGGGATGTCGGGGTGTGGCCCGATGCCAACGATGGTCGTGGCGTAGCGGAACTGGTCCATGACGGTGTTCAGCTGGGCCATCTGCTCTGGGCTCATCAGATCAACCCCGCAGACTGCGAGGCGGCGAAGAGGATGCCGAGCAGGAGGCCGGCGAAGATCAGGCGAGGACGGAGGTAGTCGAAGGTCGTCACAGGAGCGCGGTGCTGACTCATGCCGCACCCCGACTCTGACGATCGGTCGAGCGGACGAAGTTGCGGACCACGTCGTACTGCTCGGAGCTGAGCGGCACCTTGTGCGTCTGCTCGACGTTGGCGAGCCACGCTTCCTCGGCGGGCGTGAACGCGGCCCCCGCGAGAGGCTGGCTATTCGCCGCCCGGTCGGTACTCTGATACATGGATTTCCTTTCGGAGTGATTGGTTGGTCCGAAGCCGCTGCCTGTTCCCGCAGGTGGCGGCTTTTTCTATGCCGGTACTGCCTGGCTCATGGAATGTGAGGCATGTGCCACAGGAGGCAAAACGTCACCCTCCTCGGCGTCGAACAAGTCCTCCCACGGGACACCCAAGCGAGCCGCGATCGCGACGCCCAGGTCCTCCTTGATCGTGCGGAGCTTGCCGGTCTCGATCAGGTAGATGGTGCTCTGAGTCCGCCTGACGAGAAATGCAAGCTCGCGCTGACTGAAGTGACTCTGCATACGCCACCGCCGGATTTTCCCGCCGTCCTTGACTCGCATCCAGACCTCCTTTCGTTGAACTGGTGGGCGCTTCTTTGCTCGCGTAGCCATCTTGCTCTCCAATCGTTGTGGTGACAAGTGGATCATGCGCCATGTGTCATCCACTCGTCAAGCCGACGAGTGGCAAACCTCCACGTAAGCGAGCAGTGGCGCATGATTCACTTGTCACGGATATTTCTTCGCAGGCTTATACGAGTGACGATCAAAGAGGGAGAGTTCGCCGCATGACAGACAGGCCATCCCTGGCGGAGCTAATCGAGACGGCGGCGAAGCGTCACAACGGAGCATCGGGTCGTCGATTGGCCGAGATCGCACAGGCGGGTAAGCACGACGTGTCCCACGCGACACTCAACCGAATTCGCACGGGTAAGTACTCGTCGAGGCCTTCGGACTCGACTCTGAGAGCAATCGCATTCCTGGCTGGCGTCGACGAGGAGGATGCGTTCGTTGCCGCTGACCTCGCCGCTGCCACAGAAACCGACACCGACGCCGAGGCAGCCGCGAGAGAGCGCAAGCACAAGCGCCTCGCTCTCGCAGCAGCTTTCAGCTCAGATCGGGTTATCTGGATCCTGTCGCACCTCGACTTGGACGATCCCGACACGATGGACACGCTTGTGGATGCTCTCGACCCTCACATCACGACCGTGCTGGACCTCGCCGAAGAGATCTACGGTGGACGGGACGACCTCGAAGAGGCAATGGAGAACATGATTAACCCAGCTCCGCGTGACGGGTTCGCCGTGAAAGCGAACGAGATGGGTCGACGCGCGAAGTCGGCACCAGCCTTGACTCGCGAAGATCAAGGCGCGCAGCCTGACTACGACCTAGCTAGACGCAAAGGCGAGACAGAGTCGGAGTGGCGTCGGCGAACTCAGCCGCAGCCCGAGGATGAGAATCAGGACAGCCCGACCCAGGGCGAGCCGTAATGGGAAGGGGCAGGTTTCCATCAGTGAAGATCGCGATTCTGCTGAAGGTTCTTGAGCGCCATTGCGGGCCGCCGGTACGAACCACGGGATCGCATCACTTCTTTAAGCGTCCGGATGGGAAGCGTGTCATGATTGCAGTCCATGCCAAGGAGATGTGGGGCACACACGTGCGAGCACTCCTGGTGACGGATCTAGGCTTGAGCGAGGAAGAGGCGTTGGAGGAGGTGGGATCGCGATGACCACGGTGCACGCGTTCTACTCTTTCGACTCCTCGCAGACGCCGCAGTGGGCGTACCGATCGCACCCAATCAGTTGCTACGGGCTGGCGGACTCGCTCCGCGAGGCCCGACTCGACTTCCGTGAAGCGCTCGAATTCTCACTCGACGAAGGCGAATCCAAACCCGACCTGATCGAGCACGTAGAACAGCGCCACCCTCTGGGTTTCTGGACTCGGGTGCAGCTCGGGGAGCGACCGGATCAAGACTGGCGCGAATACGTTGCCCGAGTCTTCGTGAACACGATCAACCACGCGGTGCAGAACGGACAACTGCCCGATATGGCCACCTGGGGAGCGACCGCGACCGGCGAACCGGTCGTTGTGGCTTGCTTGCCAATCGACACCATTGATTCTGTTATCGACCAACTGCAGCCGAGCGAATCGTGCGCCATCGCTCTCTCGTTCCCACTCCAGGCCGAGGGGCTTGAGGTGTCCTGGGTCTCGGGCATTATCCGAGAACTTGCCGAACCGATCCCTCGACCCACCGAGTCGCTGCGTGAAGCAGGACTGTCGACCGATTCGACAATCGAAGATTTCATGAACTCGACAGGGCTGACACGAGACACTCTCGCGATGCGCGCTTCTGGCGGTGATCGCGAACGCGCAGGAGCGGTCGTTTCCAAATTCGCGCTCGCCGTCTGAGGGTCCATTTCGACCGACTGGACTGGCCATTTCCCAGGTCAGCTAATTACACCCGCGTAATTTGTCGGTGGGTGCCCGCATGCTTCAACCATGACTTGGCACCCGTGGCGGCACCTGCGAGACCACCATCCGCATCTGCGCGTGACCTACCCCGACGGCGGCACCGGCTGCCTCGGTCGGTGGACGGATGCCGGTATCGAGATCAACGCCAGCTCGAATCAGCGCGAGCGTCGGTGCACTCTCACGCACGAGCTGGTGCACGTCGAGCGCGGCCCGGTCCCCCACGATCTCCGTTTGGCGATGCGCGAGGAGGAAACGGTCGAGCGGATCTCGGCCGAGCGTCTGATCGAAATTGACTCACTCGTCGACGTGCTCGCCTGGAACCGGTACCGCGTCGATGACGAGACCGCCGAGGAGCTGTGGGTCGATCTGGCCACCCTGCTGACGCGGGTCAAGAATCTCGACGACGACGAGCGCGCGTATATCGATCGCGAGCTGGAACGGAGACAGCCGTGA